AAGAAAAAGAACTAGAATGGATGCTAAACAAACAAGGGCTTCTTGGGTATTACAAGTACCAGCAGTTTAGGGATGAGTTTCATAGGAAGCAAAAAGCAGAATCTAAAAATCGCAAGGTTCGACAGGCTAAGATTAACTCAAATATAAATGACGGGTTAATTGCGCTAGGTATTGTTATAATCATAGTCGCTGCTGCATTTGGCGTATTTTACTACATAAGGACTTATTAAGATGTCAGGGATGCCAGATTTTGAAGCAGGCCAGTTGGTCAGCGCAGTACAGCAGCTAAACAAAGACGTTGAATCTTTGACGCGCACAATGACTAAGCTGAATGACCGACTAGCTGCACAAGAAATACAGTTAGCTAAAGGTAAGGGAATAGCGGCTGGTGTGATTGTCTTAGCAGCAATTTTAGGCGGTGTTTCATCTTATCTAATGAACAAAATGTGAGGCACTTATGGCATTAGTACCGCTAAACTTACCTGCTGGCGTATACCGTAACGGCACTGATTTGCAGTCACAAGGTCGCTGGCGTGACTCTAACCTAGTACGCTGGTTTGACGATACACTTAGACCGATTGGTGGCTGGCGTACTCGTAGTGACACTGCTAGTGCTGGTCAGATTCGTGGGATGCACTCTTGGATTGCTAACAACTCAGATCGCTGGATTGCTGCTGGCTCTTATAACAAGTTGTACGTTTATAGCGGTGCTGGAATACAGTCTGACATCACACCAACGGGATTAACGGCAGGCAATGAAGATGCGCTTAACCCTATCGGTTTTGGTACATCATTCTATGGTCGTGAATACTACGGAATTGCACGACAAGAAGCGGTAACGATTACACCAGCTACTACATGGTCTATGGATTCATGGGGTGAATATCTTGTAGTTTGTTCTAGTTCAGATGGCAAAGTTTACGAGTGGCAGCTAAACACTGGAACTATTGCCGCAGTGGTGGCTAATGCGCCTGTTAACAATCGTTCAATTCTAGTCACAGAAGAACGGTTTCTAATGTGTTTAGGTGCTGGTGGTAATCCACGTTTAGTGCAATGGTCAGATCGTGAAGATAACACCTTATGGACACCAGCAGCGACTAATGAGGCTGGTAGCCTAGAGTTACAGACTACAGGCCGTATTCAGTGTGGTGTGCGAGTACAAAACCAAGCCTTAATTCTTACCGACACTGACGCACATGTGGCTACCTACAGTGGGCCACCTTACGTTTTCGGCATTGAGCGTATCGGCACATCATGTGGCATTGTATCTACTCAGGCCGTTGCTGTTGTAGATAAGGGTGCTGTCTGGATGGGTAGCCGTTCATTTTATACCTACAGTGGTGGTGCGGTTACAGAGGTTAATTGCGAGGTTGCTGACTATGTATTCTCAGACATTAACCAAAGCCAGATAAGTAAAGTAGCAGCCGTTTCTAACGCCAACTTTGGTGAGATATGGTGGTTCTACCCGTCAGGCAGTTCTAACGAAAATAACCGATACGTTACGTTTAATTACAACGACAACACATGGGCGATAGGCGTTTTAGCCAGAACAGCAGGCGTTGATGCTGGTGTTTATCGCCAACCTATAATTGTCTCTGCTACCGACAAGAAATTGTACGAGCATGAGATTGGATTTAACTACGATGGCGGTGAGCCATTTGCTGAATCAGGGCCGATCAGCATTGGTAATGGCGATAATGTTATGTCTGTTACCAAAATGATACCAGACGAGAAAACGCAGGGTGATGTGGACGCAACTTTTAAAACTAGATTCTATCCCAATGATGTGGAGAGAACATACGGGCCTTTTAATATGGCTAACCCCACTAGCCTACGTTTTACTGGGCGACAAGTCAGGATACGCATTGAAGGTGTTAATGCTGATGATTGGCGTGTTGGCATTAATCGATTGGAAGTCATACAGGGTGGTAGACGTTGAGTATACTAGACCAACCACCAAGGCTAATTAACCTTAACTGGCTCCAGTGGGCGCAAAGAACATCTGCATGGCTTGCAATGACTCGCAGCGCATTACGCCAAAGAGTTGCGGGTGAATCAGCAGCAGAAGATGGTGTAATAATATGGGACAGGACAGGCTACCCAGTTGTCTCAAAGGACGGTGTTTATCGCCAGATCGTACTAGCAGATGGTTTTGGTAACTTTTCAGCTACAGCAGATATTGTGGCTGCATCACCTAATACGGCTTATTCAATAGCGTTTACTGCGTCTACTGCTGACGGTGGTATATCGCTTAACGCTTCTGATAACACTAGAATTGACTTTGCAGAGGCAGGCGTTTACAGCTTGTCAGGTCATTTACAGCTTAAATCAACCAGCGCATCAACAAAGACTTTATGGTGGTGGATAGCCATTAACGGGGCTAACACCAACCATTCTGAGCGTATGAGCCTGCACAACAACAACGGCTTGCACATACTAGGCGTTAGCGACCAGTTAAACTTATCTGCTGGTGATTACATTAACGTCAAGTGGGCTACAGATGATGTGACTTTGTTTTTAGACGCATCTGCTGCGACAGCCTTTGCTCCAGCCTCAGAACCTATAAATCTAAGCATTACTAGAAGCCGACAATGACCGAGCTAGATCGTTGCAGGGTATGGATAGAAGCGGCTTTAGAATACAGTGGTGGTACTCACATTTATGAAGATATTGTGACTGCTGTAGTAGAAGGTAAGATGCAATTATGGCCTGCTGAGAAGTCATGCTGGGTTACAGAGATTACGGTATACCCACGCAAGAAGGTGCTTCATGTGTTTCTGGCTGGTGGTGATTTAGATGAAATTTTAGATATGCACGAATCAGTGGTACAATGGGCCAAAGATCAAGGCTGTGAAAGCATGACTCTGACAGGCCGAAAAGGTTGGGTTAAAGCATTACAACATAATGGCTGGAAACCACAGCTAATGTTATTAGAGAAGAGGTTTTAAAATGTCAAAGGGCGGCACTACATCAGGTAGCACAGAAATTCCAGCATGGTTAGAAGATGCTGCGATTGAAAACATCAACAAAGCGCGTGATGTATCCCAGATTGGCTATGTTCCGTACTACGGGCCAGACGTTGCAGCTTTCTCACCCATGCAGCAACAGTCTATGCAATCTACGGGTAACGCAGCTAGTGCCTTTGGATTGGCCCCACAAGGCTTTAACGCAATGGCTGGTATGCCACAAGCAGAAACCTTTGCAGGCGGCTTACAGGGCTATTCTAGCGCACCCTTGTACGAACAATCACTAGACAAGCTATTTGCCAATGCTCCAGCCCAGTACAGGGCGTTAAACCAGCAGTTCATCGACCCGTTCACAGGCGCAAGACCGCGCAGTGGATACAATGCTACACCTATGCAAGTAAGCCAAATGGCTTCTGGTGGCGGTGGCGGTGGTGGCGGTGTTGATTCTACTGGCCCAGTTGGTCGTGATAGTAATAACTATGGTGAGTATTTTGGCGTAAACAGTGAATACAACCCGTACAAATACTCAATGCCTACTAAAGACATTAGCGGTGATGGTGTAATTGATTATCGAGATATGAGTTTTGGTGAAGCTGGTCGCAGAGACATAGGCTTTGGTGAAAAAATAGGTAATTTAATTAAGGGTGTTACAGGAATTAGCGCAATTGAGGGTATGATTGATTATGGTCAGGGGATAGCAGACGGGTTTACTCCAAGCCCATTTGATAATGGTTTGTTTTCGCAAAGTATGAAGTCAACAATGACACCAGAAGAATCTATGCGAATCATTAACGAAGGTGCTGCTAGGTATAATCGTTTAAGGACTGATCGTGGTTTTGACCCAAATTCTTTATCGAATGAATTAATTGGTGCGGTAACAACCCCATTAGAGCCAGCTAACATTATAAATGGTAACGGCTACTACGGTAGTGGCGACCAATATGCCCAATCAAGAATAGCAGTTCAAGAAGCCCAACGGCAGCAACTTGCTCAAGCTAGGCAAGAAGCTGATATACAGATATTATTAGATCAAGAAAATGCTTTTAATGCACAACAAGCCGCAGCGCAGAATTATGCAAATGAGCAAGCCGCAGCAGCACAAAGAATGGCGGCTGAAAAAGCAGCACAGTTAGCGCATAATCAAGCAATGGCAGCAACTAGAAGCACAGTTAACGATGGCCCCCAATGGTCGCCAAGCGGCAATGGCTTTGGTGCTTCTAATAGTTCGGGAAGCACATCATCTGGTCAAACTGATTACGGATACTTTTAAGGAATAAGATTATGGCAGGCGCACCTACAGGCGGTTTTAACGTCAATCAAGCAGCAGCAGGCGGCATCCAACAAGCAGGCATGGGCGCAGCAGCAGGCATGGGCTATCGCCCGATGGCAATTACTGCTCCAACACAGGCTGGCTTACAACAGTACACCAACCCATACGAGACTCAGGTTGTTCAGCAATCTTTAGGCGACTTAGAACGTAGTCGGTTGATGGCCCAGAACGTAGGTGGCGCACAAGCAGGCGCAGCTAACGCATTTGGTGGCGCACGGCATGGTATTGCAGAGTCAGAGACTAATCGTGCCTTTGCAGATCAAGCGGCTAGGACAGCGTCAGGATTGCGGCAGACAGGCTTCCAGAACGCACAGCAAATGGAACGTCAGGCCCAGATGCAGAACCAAGCAGCAGGCTTATCAGGCGAACAACAGCGCATGGCAGCAGGCCAGCAGTTAGGTAGCTTATCTAATCTAGGCTTTGGCATGGGACAGCAAATTCAAGGCCGTATGGATCAGCAAGGCGCAATGCAGCAGGCACTACAGCAACAGTTGATTAATGAAGCTAAAGGCCAGTACGCAGGCTATACGGGCGCACCAGCACAATCCTTGCAGTATTTGCTACAGGCAGTAGGTGGCGCACCAGCTTCTGGTCAATCAAGTGAAACGTATGACGCAGGATTGTTTGATTACCTTACGTTAGGTGCAAAGGCTTACGCTTCTAACCCTGCCAAAATAGGAAGTATGTTCGGATTTGGGGGTTAATATGGGATTATTAGACAATATTAAAGGTGGACGACCTTCACCAAGTATGTCAAACGATGATAGAAGCTCATTAGCTTTAGGCTTGGCTTCTGGCTTTGCAGGCATGAGTGGCAACCCCAACACAGCTAGCATTATGGCTGGTATTGAAGGGCAGCAGGCGGCTTTGCGTGATGATCGAAAGGCTGCTCAAGCTAAAGATTTGGCAACACAGCAAGCAAAAAACCAGCGCAACAGAACCGCCACATTTTTAAGAAGCAAGGGCGATCAAAGGTTTTCTGATTTAGCAGACGCGCTTGAGGCTCAAGAGATTTCTGGTGCTGATGCTTGGTCTGAGTATCAACGGCTGATGAAGTTTGACGATAGAGAAAGAAAGACATTTACAGACCCTTATGGCGACCTTAGATACCTTGATGGTAATAAAGAACTGGTTATGGGCGGTGCAGCACCAACGCAAGTAATGCAGGGCAGTATTGAAGAACGTAATAGCGGCACTGGTGCAATACCAACTAAAAGATACACATTAAAACAAAGTTCTAAAATTGATACTTTAAGTGATGATATTAGAACTAGCTTTAAGGGCTTTGACATGGTTTCTGATGGTTGGGATAGAATATCAGCGTTTTTTGAAAACAAGGGTGCTGTGTCTGATTATTCACTAGCAGTGGGCTATGCCAAGATACTTGACCCAACATCAGTGGCGCGTCAAAGTGAAGTAGATGCCATTGCAAATTCTAGTTCCTTATCTGCGTCTATACAAGCGCAATTAACAAAGGCTATTAAAGGCACTGGTGGATTACCGCCTGCATTAAGAAATGAAATTGCTGATCTTTCTAGGCGCATATACATAAAGAAAGCAAATAAAACTAAAACTAGATTGGATAAATACGAAGCCTCTGCTAAAAGGTTTGGAATAGATTTAAAAGATATTTATTTTGGTTCAGATATTACGATTCCTGATGAAATAACGCCAGATTTATCAGTTTATGTTCCATCAATAATACCGCCAGCAATAGCAACTTATGGTACTGGTATGACACAAGATGAATGGGAGGCTATGCCCATAGACGAAAAAGAAAAATTAATTACTTTAATGACTAATTAGGATTTATCATGGCAGAACTTAAAATGACTCCTGAAGGTCAGGCTTATCTTGATAGCCTTGGGGTAAAAAAAGCAAAAAAGAAGCAATTAATTGAAAAAAATGCTGAAGCGGCAGGCTCCCAAAAAATACGCACTTTTTTTCAAGGCTTATCAATGGGGTGGAGTGACGAAGTGGAAGGGGCTATTGCCTCTATGTTTTCAGACAATACTTATGATGAAGAACGTGATGAAATTCGTGCAAAGTTAAAAGCCTTTAAAGCAGCAAACCCAAATGAGGCATTATCGTTAGAGGTTATTGGCGCAATCGTTCCCATGTTTACCCCTGTTGGGTGGTTAGCAAAGGGTGCTGGCGTTTCTGCTACTGCTGCTAGGGCTTTCTTAGCGGCTGGAACAGAGGGAGCCGTTTATGGTGCTGGCTCAAGCGAGGGAAGAAATGTAGGCGAAGTGTCTGGTGATACTGTAACAGGTGCAGTTACATCTTTAGCTACAGGTGGTGGTTTATGGCTGGCTGGTGGTGGTATAAAAGGTATTGGCAACGCAACTTATAAGTGGGCAAGAGAGCGTCTTGGCGACAAAGCTGCATCAGTTGTTGAATCGGAATTAGCAGAGCTTGTTGCTAAAACTGGTAAGTCAGTTGACGAAGTGGTGGCTGATATTGCATCAGGCAGAATTATGGCAAATAACGATACATTGACCATAGCGATAAAGACAATAGTTAATGAAGGTGGTGAAGCTGGAAGGGAAGCAATAAAACTTGCAGCAAGAAATAACAAACTATCAAAAAGTAGAGCAGTCACTTCTTTGCAACGTTTATTTTCACCTGACTCGCTTAAAGGTGATGGTAACTTAGTTCGCTATATGGATGAAACAGAAGAGGCTTTATTAGCTGCTGAAAGAAAAGAATATGGTGATGCGTTTGAATTAACACCAGAAGTAACTGGCGAGATTCAAATGACATTGCAAACTCTTGTAACAAGATTCCCAACGGCTGCTAAAGAATTAAAAAAACTTTATGAAGAAATGGGCATGGGAAGTGATGCTTTTATTAAAGCAGATGCAGACGGAAACATTGTGTTAAACAAAATGGCAAGCCTTGAAGATGCCGAAACAATGTACCGAGTTTTGCGAGATACGACAAGCAAACTTTATAAAGACAGTAAAGGAACAAGGGGTAAAAACCTAAAGGGTTTGGCTAATGATTTAAAAGACCAGCTAGACTCTACTTACAGTGGCTTGGCAACAGCTAGGTTAAATGCCTCTATAGTACGGGATAGTGCTGATGCCTTTAAAGAAGGCAGAAAAATGTTTAGTGATAGTCAAAATGTTGAAGCTGTTGATGTTTATTTAACAAAATTAATAAAAGAGAAAGACCCACAAGTTGTTCAAGGTTTTTTAAATGGCTTTTTAACAACAGCAAAATCAAAAATCAATTTTACTCCATCAGTAATGAAAAGATTAGGTGATGATAGCACTAATATTTCTCAGGTTTTACGCACAGTTATGGGTAGAACTGGTAAGCAGGGTGAAGAAGTTTTAGCAAAACTGGATATAGGAGGTGGTGCAAACGCATTAAAAGTTGGTATTCCTAGCGTGGCAGGCTCACCAACTCAAGCCTTAACCAAAGAAGTAAATAGAAGAGGCACAGGCACAGGCGCAGGCATTATTCGTACCGCAGTTTCAGGTATGCCAGACCCAGAATCGGTATTAAATATAGTTCAACGAATGACATCTAATGCTCCAATTAAAATAACACCAGAACAAAACATGGAAATTGTTAAAGTGTTATTTAGCACTAACCCAGAAGTTGTAAGAAAAGCATTAACTGATGAAACAGGAATGGCACAGTTAGGCAATGCAGTTACCAATATTGTTGATGGTTTCTTAAAGGGTGCTAACAGACCGATACAGCAGCAAGCAACACAAGAGGCTATGGATACAAGTGGTGGAGAATTTGCACGAGATTTTGGAAATTACTCTGAGCAAGGTATTATGAGTTTAATTAACGAGGGCAAGTAATGTCAAAAATGTCAAAAGACGAAATCCAAGGCGCAATTACAGACGCTATACAAAGTGCTATTGATTACGTTGACAGCGACATAGCAGGCCAGCGTGAACGCGCTCAGAGCTACTTTGATGGCAATGTAGACCTAGACCATGAAGATGGGCGATCTAGGGTAGTGTCTACCAAAGTGCGTGATGTAGTGCGTGGTGCTAAACCAAGCCTAATGCGTATCTTTATGAGCAACAATAAGTTTGTTGAATTTACGCCTAAAGGCCCAGAAGATGTAGAAAATGCTGAACAGGCTACGGCCTACTGCCATTGGATATTCAACAAGGTTGGTGGGTATAACGTCTTATCTAACGCAATCCATGACTCATTGGTTAAGAAAGTAGGTCTAGTTAAAGTCTGGTGGAATACCGAGACAATCGCTAAATCGTACACCTATGAAAATTTAAGTGATGAAGAAGTACAAGTTTTAGTATCAAAAGACGGTGTTGAAGTTGTAGAACATCGACAAGAAATAGAAATGGAAATGGACGAATTTGGCTTAGATATTGAGCGTAACGTCCACAGCATGGTTATTTCTCATAAGTATGAAGAAGGGGAGATGGTCATTGAGGGCATCCCACCAGAAGAGTTTTTCATCGATGGTTCAGCAAAGTCGATTGATGATGCCTACATCTGCTGTCACCGTAGCGATAAACGCGCTGGCGATCTAGTGGCAATGGGTATAGACCAAGACGTTGTAGACAGCCTTAACGGTTCAGATAATGATTCATTGATCGGCAATGTTGAAAAAATACAGCGATTTGGCGAGTCTATTCAAGGTGATGAAGAAGTAGATAATGACCCATCCATGCGATTAGTCACTGTCACAGAAGCATATATGCGTATTGATGCAGAGGGTGATGGCATCCCGACATTACATAAATTCTTGTGTGGTGGTACTGATTATGAAGTGCTTGAGATGGAACCTTGGGACAAAGCCCCGTTTGCTGACTTCCAAGTTGACCCAGAGCCACACGCATTCTATGGACGCTCTTTGGCTGAACTGGTACTGCACGACCAAGACACCACCACTAGCGTACTACGAGGCATTTTAGACAACGTAGCCCTAACCAACTCACCACGCCTAGAAGTTATGGAAGATATGGTGGAAATGGATGACGTACTTAACAACGAAGTGGGTGCAATCATTCGTAGTGAACAGATTGGCTCAGTTAACGCACTAACGGTTCCTTTTGTCGCAGGCTCTACGCTACCAGCTTTACAGTACCTTGATATGCTCGTAGAAGAGAAAACAGGCATTAGTAAGATGTCTATGGGCTTAAACCCAGATATGCTACAAAATACGTCAGCTACTGCTGCGGCCCTAACTGCACAAGCTGGTGCTGGTCAGGTCGAAGTAATGGCTAGAAACCTTGCAGAAGGTACTAAGAAGCTATTCCAGCTAATGCTACACGTTGCAGTTAAAAACTCACCAGACGAGCAAATGATGCGCTTAAATGGACAGTTTGTACCTGTTGACCCAGCAGTGTGGGATAGCTCAATGGATATGGAGATTAATGTTGGTTTAGGCACTGGTCAGGAAGATGCCAAGGCCGCAGCATTAATGCAAACATTCCAAACACAGCAGCAAATTTGGCAGACCTACGGGCCACAGAATGGCTTAGTTTCAATGACACAAATGCGTAACACGTTAGCAGACACATTAGCCTTATCTGGCTTTAAGAATGTTGACCGTTATTACGCACCAATGAATCCAGAAATTGAGCAGCAGTTAATGGCTCAAATGGCTGAACAGGCCGCACAAGCAGCGCAGGGTGAGCAGGGCGACCCAATGGCACAAGCACTGATTCAAGCTGAACAGATCAAAGCGCAAGCCAGTATGCAGGGCGCACAGATGAAGATGCAGGGCAAGATGCAGGCTGATAACATTAAAATGCAGGCTGATTTGCAAGTTAAGGCTGCTGAGATGCAGTCTAAACAGGGCCAAGAGCTGGCTGAATTGCAGCTTAAATATCGTGAATTACAGGCCAGTGATGACTTAGAGCGCGATCAGATGAACCAAGACCTACTTGTCGAGGCTGCTAAGATTCTAGGCCAGTACGGAACAGCCGTTGATGTTGAGCGTGTAAAGGCTATGCAAGCTGCTCCAAGAATCGGTAATGTGCAATGATAAGAAAGGCGCAGGCTGAACATTTATTAAAAGATGATACTTTTACTACAGTATTTGATATAATCCGACAAGAACAGGTAAAAAAGTTTTTAAAGTCTAGCAAATCCGATACGGAAACTAGAGAAGATGCTTATGCAATGACGCAGGCATTAAACCAGTTTGAACATATACTCAAAAGTGCAATCACTAATGAGGTTATGAAAGACAAACGCAAGAAATAGGATAGCACCGTGGAAACGACTACCCCGATTAGCATTGAAAGTGCAGCAGAAGCGTTAATGACTCCAGTTGAGTCAGAAACAACCGAAACAGAAGCACCCGAAACCGAAGTGGCAGAGGTTGAAGAAGAAGAGGTTGAGCAAGAGTCAGAACCAGAATCAGATGATAATGCAGAATATGCTGAATCAGATGATGACGATGATGATGATGAATATGAAGCATCGGACGAAGATCAAGCCGATCAAGCAGGGCCAGAAACATTTTCCGTAAAAATAAACGGTGAGAATGTCGATGTAACCCTAGATGATCTAAAGCGAGACTATTCAGGCCAGCAATATATTCAAAAGGGCATGAAGCAAGCCGCAGAGCAGCGCAAACAGGCAGAAGAGGCTTTTAACGGGCTTAGTCAGCAAAGAGCGCAACTTGAGCAGCTTATGCAACAGGTAGGGCAGCAGGGTATTTTAACGCAGCCAACTCCACCCACAAAGGATTTGCTTAATGCAGACCCTTTGGGCTACATCGAAGCAGATGCTAGTTACCGTGAAGAGATGGGAGCGTATCAAGCCCAGCAGCAAGAATTAGGACAGCAACAGCAAGCAATGCAGCAACAGCAAGGACAGGCACATCAGGCCCACTTGCAGTCGCAGATGGCAGAATTGCAGCAAGCTATTCCAGAGTTTGGGGATGCTAAAAAAGCACCTAAAATGAAGGAAAGGCTAGTTAAGCAAGGTATGGCCGAGGGATACACTGCCGAAGAAATCGGTGGAATTGTAGACCATAGGGCTATGAAAGTTCTGCATAAAGCAATGCTATACGACCAAATGGTGGCAGGGGGTGGTGACGTACAAGCCAAACTCAAGAAAGCTAGGCCGTTAATGAAAGCTGGCACTAAGAAACAACCTACGTCTGCTGCTAAGAAGTATGGCAAGCAAATGTCGAAATTGAAGAAATCAGGCAGCATAGACGATGCAGCCGCATTATTGTTTAATAGTTAAATTTTAATCATTTAGGAAGAAATTATCATGGCACAACCAGCCCACACATTTGACACATACGATGCCAAAGGAATACGTGAAGACTTGTCTAACGTAATCTATGACGTATCACCAGAAGAAACTCCACTGCTAAGTGCAATCGCTAAAGTAAAGGCGACTAACACCTTGCATGAATGGCAAACCAATGCGCTACGCGCTGCCACAAATAACCATCACGTTGAAGGTAGTGACACTGCTGCTACGGCAGTAACCCCAACTACTAGGGTAGGAAACTACACGCAGATATTTAAAAATTCTGTAATCACATCTGGCACTAACGACACTGTTGAAGCTGCTGGTCGCACAAACTCAGAGATGTCATATAACATCTTGCGTGAGGCGATTGTTCAGAAGCTAGACCAAGAAAAGGCTATCTTTGAGAACGTAGCGCGTGTAGCTGGTAATGCTACTACTGCTCGTAAATTAGCTGGTTTAGGTGCTTGGTTGAAGACTAACGTGACCAATGTTGGTGTTGGCGGTGCTAACCCTACTGGTGACGGTACTGATGCTCGAACTAACGGTACGCAGACAGCCTTTTCGCAGGGTGATTTTGATAGCTGTATGCAATCCACTTGGGAATCAGGCGGAAAGCCAGACACTGTTTATCTTTCAGCGTTTCAAATGAATGTTGCTCTTGGCTTCACTGGTAACAACAACCAGCGTCAAACTGGTAATGTTGGCACTGTCAACAACAACCTTGCGATCTACATGACACCTTGGGGACAGGTTTCTTGGCAGCCTTGTCGTGAAAACCAATCGCGAGATGTTTGGTTGATTGAAAACGATAAGTTGGCACTAGCCACTTTACGTCCAATGAAGAACGAAGCCTTGGCTAAAACTGGCGACAACGAACATCGTCAAATCGTTTCTGAATGTACTTTGGTTGTACGCTCGGAAGTGGCTTTGGGCTTAGTTGCTGACTGTACTACAAGCTAGTTATACGCTTGTGATACAATAAGGGGGTGCTACGGCATCCCTTTTTTTATGGAGAATTATAATGGCTAAAGTAAAAATTGAAGTAACGTGCGATAACATCATGCTTGACGAGATGCGCTATGCTGGATGGAAAGGTGAAGTTGACCAAACTATCGTTGACGCTGTTAATGCTATAGATGATGGTTATGGCTCACCACGTATTAAGGTAGAAGTTAAGAAAAAACTTACCAAGAAACCTACCAAGAAGGTTGTCTAATGGCTAAAATTTCAGAGCAGTTTCATCAAGACGGTGACAAGCTAATCCATGTTAAACAACAGGATTGGAATCCAATGCTCAAGCAAGCAGAAGAGATGCGCCAGAACGGAAACGCTACCTTTGGCGAATCTGTCTGCATTGGCGTAATAGACCAAGCACTAATGGGTGAATGGCTTAAAGAAGCTGGTGTGAAGTGGGATGACCCTGCGGCTCAAGATGTCGTTAAGCGCAAGATGCTTTCAGGCGAGTTTGACAAGCTACGAGTCTGGGAGGGCAATTACTAATGTTTAAGTTAGGCAAAAATAGTATAAACAATATGGCAGGAATCGATGGAAGACTTATTGACATTGCAGACGTTGCTATTACGCTATCTAATATTGATTTTGGCATCCCTTCTACTGGTGGCCTGCGCTCAAAAACAGACCAAGCCAAACTGTTTGCTGATGGTGTCTCAAAAGCAGATGGAGTCAACAATAAGTCATACCACCAAAGCGGAAAGGCGCTCGATGTGTACGCTTACGTAGACGGGAAAGCCTCTTGGGACAAGCTACATTTAGCCCTTATTGCAGCAGCTATGTTGCAAGCCTCGGCCCAGTTAGGCTATGAGCTAAAGTGGGGTGGCCTTTGGAAGTCATGGCAAGATTATCCGCATTTTGAAATAAAGGATTAATTATGAGCTTTTTAAGTTTCTTAAATCCAATCGCTAGTTTAGGTAGCACCTACCTAGAAGGTAAGAACCAAGTCGCCAAGGCCAAGTCAGCAGCAGCCATTGTAAGTATCAAGGCAGATGCTGACGTTAAGGTGGCAGGGGCTATAGCGGCTCACAAGCTGGCTGATAACGGTCAGACACAGGATTTCAACCTTGATTTGGTAGCAATGCAGCAGATGGACAAGTCATTCTTAGACGAGGTGATGATTGCCCTGCTACTGGTTCCCATTGCAGCGTCATTTGTAGGCTACCAAGAAGAAGTCACAGCAGCGTTTGAATCGTTCGCTGCCATGCCTGATTGGTATCAATACCTAGTATTGGGTGTTTACATTGTTAAGTTCGGTATGCGTGGATTGCTCACCAAACTAATGTCAGGCAAACTTGGTGGGATTAAATTAAAATAGATTCTATTTTGTTTTTAATAGCGGCAGATTTAGTGGCATAAAAATCACTAAACTTGCTTCCGCTTTTTATTGCATCATCATAAATTGACATCTCAATTTTTAGTTGATCAACTTTTCTTGCTTGGGCTATTTTTTCTTTTAATGTCATGGTTTAACTACCTGTAAAATAAATGTTGGTCTATGTGGTTAACTAAGGTCATATCATAAGCCCATGCTGGTGGCTCAATCCAATCAGCAAAATAGTGTGTTGCACCTTCACTAATGTCGGTGACTCTTCCGTAATAGATGTTCTGGGCTAGTATGGTGGCCTCAAGCATTGCTTTGCCATCAGTAGGTACGTCAGGCATCCCATCACAGAACCAACTATACTGGCATCTGTGCTTAATTGGATACTCGCTCCAAGGGTTATATTTAGCCTGTTTAACCACCCCACAGACTGTGTTAGGGTAACGCTTACTAGCTACCCTGTTCATGGTGCTAAACCCCACCATTAGCTGCCCAGCTACAGACTCGCTTCTTGCCTCAAAGTAAAGGTTTAAAGCGAGACACATTACAGCACTAATCATTTTAAATCCTCTGCATTAATATTTTCAACTATGGTGCTGGGTGATAACCCAAGGTCAATCCTGTCTTTTGGCTTTTTTGATTCACCCAATGGGGTAGCATCTTTTTTCACTAACTTAGGGAATGGTGGTATTTCACCAAAGATTTTATCAAAACTATCTTTAAATTGATTATCAATCATTGCACTATCTCCTGAATGGTTACACCTAGTTCCCTCGCAAGTACCATATCTTCTGCGTGACGCCTTTTCTTGACATGGGATGCGTTACTAGCCTGAACCTCCATTTGTGCCTTAGACACTTGTTTTGACTCCCTGCGCAGCTTCTTAGCCAATGCTTGATTAAAAGTGGCTGTGATTCTTTCTTTGTAAGTCATACACATTCTTCCTTATGATAATATTCCACTATATCATTAGCCATTTTAACAAAGCGATAGGCTATGCGTTCTGGGTTTAAAATATTCATCGGGTCTTCATCTAAAACACTGCGGAACAATTCAACAAATTCATCATCAAACTGGGTGTCTGTAAAGCCACTGGCGACTGCATAAGCAGAATGACTGCTTACACTATCTTCAACAACTCCATCATCAGCCAGCAGTTCCTTAAAGCGTTCTAGGCTTACTTCGGGCATTGGTATATAAGATTGCATATTATACTCCTTGAAACAATGTGTTAATGAATAACCAAATTGCAAAAAAGCCCATGACTATGCCCGTTATACTAAAGACCAAAGTCATGCGCTTATTGAATTTCTTTTGAGCAAGAACTTCCTTGCTGTGAATTAAATATTTATAATCTTGCATAATCATCTCCTAAAAATTCTGAATTAATAAGCCATTTTCAAATTCGATAACAAGGGTCTTTGCCCTTAATTCTTCTAAATCTTCAATGTCTAGGGCTTTGTAATTTGACTGAACATCTGCAAAGTCTACATATTCTGAAAAATCACAGCAAATTGAAACAACGTCTAAATGGTAAGCTGTGCCTTGTTCATCGTTTCTTTCTTCCAAGTAATGATATAAGGCGCGTAATGCCAACCGAGAAAAGTCATTAGGGCGAGTGTCATTGAATTCTTGAATGAACTCGTTGGTGGTTAAATCTTTGTAAATCATAAGATACTCCAAAAGCCCCGAAGGGCTTATTATTATTATTATCCACCAATAGATAGATAATGATTTTTAAGTTCAAGGGCGGCTGTTTTAGCCGCATTATATGAGCCAAAATCTGTTGGGTCGTAGGAATCCTCATAATCTTCACAAACCATTAAGCCAGAAACTTTATTGTAGACTTCATAAGCAATAACTTTCCCATCGTCTTTCATAACTTTGATAGAAGAAAATCTTGAAACATGGTATTCGGTGGGTTCGATCATGTGATACTCCATTTATTAATGTATTTACTTAACTTATGAACCATATTAATGGTTGGCACAAGAAAGTATACCTTTTTAGGTAATTATTTTTACATTAATGAAAATGTTTATAAAATGTTATAATATGCTGCTTCTTCGATTACATCATTCTCTTCAAGCCACTCTAAGCATAAGTCCATAACCATCTTATCGTTTCTAACATCGAAAAACTCTAAGCGGTCTACTAGATACTCTCGACCATCATCACAGATCATGATGATCTTGATTACTGTACCACCAGCCCATGTGAACCTGTAATTTTCACATTCAAATACTCTGTAAGTTTTCATAGTGTTGCCCTTTCAATAGTTTCTAAAAAATTAATTATTTTCTCTTTGACCCGTAATCACTTAAAATACACCAACCCCAACATTCATCTTCTTTGCCAATGGACACATCATCCCAAAACAAGCCAGCTTTATAACCTTCGCTTTGCAGAATCTGTAAAGCAGTTATGGCTTGTAATGGACCATCACTTACCCAGTGCAAATGACTGTTTAATAAATCAAACTCGTTGACTTTATTTCCTTCTTCCCAAAAAAAACGATCATTGTGAGGCATTTCCATTCCATCAGTTGAGCATTGTGTATGAATAAACATATTAAAGTGCTTTAAAGTTAATTCTATTTTCATTTTTAGCTCCAAAGGCCAAAGCCCTATTATTTCTTTAAACGCATATAAATCTCATGTGAATATGTCAAACACATATCTTGATAATAATTTTCTTTTTCTGGGTTCCAGCCTTTCATGGCATCCCTTGCTGATGCACAATCACCAACAATATACTTGAGGGCATCTAGGTCAACACTTTTGGCATGGTCTTCCCATTTATTAAAATCATCTGCTGTTGCGCCACTCATAAGATTCTCCAAGGGGCCGTAGCCCTTATTGATTAATTAAAGTCCCCAGTTTTCTAAGCAGATTGGGCCTATGCCTAGCTTGATTGACTCAGCGTTAGTAAGCAATCTTCCGCAGCAAGAACAGTTGCCTGTGGCTTGTCCGTGATGAACTGCTGCTGCCTTGGGGTCTTCGGCAATGGCTTGCAGCTCGGAAAGAATTTCCTTGCGTGACTCACGCAGACCAAAGAACTTGCCTTCAGATGTAATCTTTCCTGCGTAGTCGCCTTCGTCTTTTACATAGAGACAGCCGCCATTCTTGCCACTTGCAGGAGCAAGAGATAACTTGATAACGCCAAACACAATCTTCGGCTTGGCTAAACCGTTAGCCAGCGCAGTGTCGAACAGAGCGTTGATCTTAGCAAGATCAAGCGAAGGCATATTAGCTTCTACCGCAGAACGGGCAGTGTTACGCTCCTGCTGCTTGGCGTATCCATTGACTATGCAAGCAAGCTGCTTTTCTGACAAAGAGCCGTATTTCTTAGCCTTGCTAAGAAGATCTTGATAGAAAGATGACCACGTTGCGCTAGTGAGCCAAGCAAAACCTTCGGGGCCAATGGCCTCGACAATTTGAGCTACTCCTTCACGGCTAGTAGCTTCAAGCTTGACAACCTTCCTGTTGTGGCGTTGCTTAGATGCCTTGGCACGATCTGCTGCGCTAGTCAGGAAGTAACCTTTGCCGCGACAGGCGAAGCAGTCAGTACGATACTGATGCACCCGAACGCCTGTGTATTTGCCTGTTCCCGCACAAGGTTGGCAAGGAAACTGCTCTGTTTTCGCGTAGAACCCTGTAGACTCAGTTGTAGGAACGGTATCCCAGTCATCTCCTAGGTCGCTGAATAAATTGTCAAAATCTATATTGCTCATATTATGCTCCGTTTTGTTATTTACTTAACTTATGACCATAATATACCTTATAAGGTATCACTGTATACATTTTTAGTAACTTTTTTTGCAATATCTAAACCAGCACAAATAAACACTTTGTGGCCTATACCTTCTAAATAGGCAATCCAATCTTTTTGCTTCTCGCTAACTCTACCGCCTTTTGACCTTTTCATTTCTATCCAAGTGTTCCATGCGGGTATGTAAAGGTCTGGAACACCAGCAGAAACACCTTCGGCCTTTAACCTAGCCCCTGCACTTTGTGACCGCTTTTCACCATTAGGAATGGCAAATATCCTAACGTCTGGATATGTTCGCCTAAACCATTGAACAAATAACACTTGCTCTTGATGTTCACTGGGTATTTTTAAAACGGAATTATTGGTATCCAATCTTGACACTGATCTAGTTGGCTTGCGAAATCTTCGGGCGGCTCTATTTGGTATTGTTGGCATAATCCTTCCTCGTTATAGTTGTCGCAAGTGTGACAGCATTTAGGTTCTTTAATATCAAACAAGGCATTAACCTTTGCATTGTACTCTTCAACCACTTTCGGGGTCTTATGACGCATAATTTCTCCTTACTACATTAAAAAACTTCCCATTCTTTTCATAATCAATAGCATCTGGTGGGGTTGCTTGGTTAAACGCTACTGATGCTTGATATAAGCCGTTGGCAGCAACTAACTCTGCATGACACCCGCTAGCATGGGCAATCGTATTAACTTGTCCTAAAGCCTTTTGACCAGCATAGCCGCTATGATTTACGCAAAAGTATTCAGTAATTGGTTTATCGCTTAATGATTTTCCGTAATAGGTGGCTCTAAGCATTTCATTTCCAGCCCTGCTGGTGTATTCATCCCACTGCCAACTAGCCACCGCCATTTTTAACTCGGTATCAGTACCCATAATGCAATCATCTCGCAACTGCATAAGTGTTTTATTTTGGCTTTCGGGAAATTCATTGCCGCATGATGGGCAAACCATAATGGATATGTGGACTATTTCGTGGCATACATCACATACTTTTATTGGTGCTTCACCACCACCGCCTGACTTTTGAGGTGGCTTAACTCTAGTAATTGGTCCATGAGTGGATATATTGCCTGCAAAATCTAACACCAAACAATGCTTGGTGTGTTTTTTTGGCCTTAAACCCCTGCCAGCCATTTGCATATAAAGAGCAGGGGACATTGTAGGCCGAAGCATTACGATTAGATCAATTTCTGGAAAATCAAACCCAGTGGTTAATACATTGGCATTGGTTAATGCTCTAATTTCCCCAGCCTTAAAACCCCTAATGATTTCTGCTCTTTCTGCTGCTGGTGTTTTACCTGTCACACAAGCTGCGGTTATTCCCATATCATTTAATTCCTCTGCCATGTGTTCAGCGTGATTAACACCAGTACAGAAAAAGAGCCAGTGCTTGCAATCTTTTGCCCTGTGGATAACTTCTTCTGTAACTTGTGAATTTGTTTCATAGTTATCCACAGCCGCTTGCAGTTCAGACTCTATGTATTCTCCACCTCGCTTATTTACGCCATCTACATTTAGTTTTGTTGTGGTGCTTTTGCTTCTAAGTGTGCACAAGTGACCTTTGTGTATTAACTCTTCAATGGTTACTGGCTCAATGCGGTCATGGAACAATGCGCCCTCTTCATCTATGTACCCATGCCCTAGCCTAAATGGGGTGGCCGTTAGTCCAACGACACGCAATTTAGGGTTAATATCAAATAATTTTTTAATCAGTGATCTATAACCACCTTCATCTTTATGTGATATGAGGTGACATTCATCTACAATAATAATGTCGATATGGCCTATTTCATCTGCTCGGTTGCGGATAGATTGAATGCCAGCAAATGTAATGGGTTCTGCTAGGTTCTTTTGCCGTAATCCAGCACTGTATATCCCCATTGGTGCGCCAGCCCAATGTTGGCGCATTTTCTCTGCGTTTTGCTGAATTAATTCTTTTACATGGGTTAGCATCAAAATCCTTGTTTCGGGCCAATTGGTTAATGCGTCTTTGCATAACTCGGCTACAATATGGCTTTTGCCACTACCAGTAGGCAGCACCAAGCAAGGGTTGCCTTGGTTGTTTCTTAACCAGTTGTAAAGCAAATCAATAGACCTTTGCTGGTAGTCTCTTAATATCATCCAATAAATCTCCCGTTAAATGCTTCCCTTAATTTATCCCCACCGCCACTAGCACACTGGTCTGGGTTGGCAATAATTTCTTGACCGCTATAACCACTTTCACCATTTAAAACTTCCTTGCCGTTAATAATATAAATGGCTTCCCATTCGCTTT